CTAAATGTAATACTTGGATTTTCAACACTATTAATATCAACAGGATTTGTTGGTGTAGGTATTGCACTCTGAGTTGATTTACCGTACAAAGTTAACCCAACAATGTTACAATCGCTACTGTCATTAAGCACAATGCTAGTTGACTTATCTGTTGTAACTTTAATTGCATTTTGATTGATTAAAGCTGAGTTACTTGCAATATCTGTAGCACACTTATCAATAGCCTTGTCCGTTGTAGCTTTATAAGTATCAAAATTATTACTATCAACTTTGTTATTAACTTTGCTGTCGTTGCTAGTCTTGTAAGTGTTAAAATCAACAACATTGACTTTTTCGACTTTTAACTTTTCGATTTCCGCGTTTGGATTTTTCTGTTGTTCGTCAACAAAATCTATTACGGCTTTCGTTGATGGATATTGAGTATCACTTGATGAATTAATTGCGTTAACTTTATTCGCTAACACTTCTTTTTTGACTAACTCTGCGTTAACATTTGCGAATTCTTCAAGTGCTGAATTTTTAACGCCTTGAATTTGCTCGGATAATTCCGTTTTGTCCGAATTTGCTTTATCTTCAATTGTTTTCACGCTGTCTTTAAGCGTTACAATCGCAGACATCAAGAATTCATTAACATTGATAAATTCATCATCATCAGCATACACAACCTTTGTTGTGCTTTCTGTTGCGCCGTTTTCGATAATTCCGCTTGCGCGGTTATTATCTACATAAATAGTTTTTAATGCTGTACAGCCCGCAAATGAGCCACTATGTACAGCAGTAACACTATTCGAGACAAAAGCTGTTACAATATCCTTTTGGCTTGTAAAAGTTCCCGCGCTGAAGCTTGTCGCGCGAGTTGAATATTTTAGTATTCCGTCAGCTGTAAAAGTAGCTGAATAACCAAACATTGTAGCGTCTGTCGCGTTCTTAATGCCCTCGTCCATATGATTAAGATTATTTGCATTGATGGGCGTTGATGTGTTCGGGCTGTTTTGCCAATTAATTAAGTCGTACCCCATTGTTTTTCTTCAACTCCTTGTCTTTCAGAACTGGTTGTGCTAGCTGTCACGGATAAACCCGCTGTGCCATTTATAGTTCGATTAAATATAGTTGTTGTAATTTTTTTAATATCGTCTGCGCCTGTGTCAAGTGTAATCGTGTCGCCCGGTTCAAGCCACCACCGACCGAATAAATTTGCGCTAAATGGTCTAAAGTCATAAAAAAGCCAACCACTCAGCAACGAGCCGTTCGGTCTAATTAAATTTGAAATAATAGTGTTTGTCTTGTTAAACGACGTCAATTTATTATCACTATCGTAATAATTCTTTTTTTCTTTAGTCGCAGAAACATCTTTAATTTGTACATTTTGCGTTTTACCTTTGCTATACGGAAAACGTGCATTTGTAATACTTGCAACAGTATAACTTTCAAACGTTAAATCTGTGTAGTATTTAACCTCGTAAGGAACTAACTCCATACCCGCTTGCGGTAATCTTAGTATTTTAATCGTGCCGTTTCCTGTGCAATACGCAAAATGTGCAGTAATTTCGCAATAGTTTTCTAGCAATTCTAACGCTGTTAATTTTCTATCACAAATATCTTCAACAAGTTGATAACTTAAATCTAAAGTGTAATTATCGTCACTACCGTATATACTCGTATCAAGTGTTATTCCGTTAGATTCTAATATATCTGCCAACGTTTTCTTTAAGTCTTTAATTGTGCTTTTTGGCGTATGATACGCAAAACCGTAAAACCAATTATAAACATTAATCTGACTAACTTGATAAAGCTTATCGTAAGCAATAATTTCGCGAACGTTTCTGTTCTGTTGTCGTTTACTGCTGTCGATTATGCCTGTAAAAATACACGCGCGAACCGGTACAAGCTTACACGGATACAAATTTGACGCGGGTGAATCTACAATTTCTGTTTTTGGGTAGAGTGTATTTGATGGATATAATTCATCAATATATTTTTGATAAATATACACTTTAATTTCGCGATTGTTCAACTCGTCATCAACACCAAATACGCTAATGCTCAATTGTGACGATATGCACCCGCCAAATTTTAGAGTGCTATCATCACAAATAGAGTTCGTTAATTCTAACGTATCAAGCAAAATATTTTCACTCGTTAGCGTTTTGGTTTTTTTGTCGGTGAACTCAATTAATAAATCAATTGATACAGTATTATCAAGCAATTTTTGTTTTATTGCCAAATCTTCCGCCGTATCATTGCTAAGCATATACATATACATTCACCGCCTTAATATTCGATTAACTCAATCGTAATTGGATTGTACTGAATATCTTTGTTTGTACTGTCAACGTCCATTATTGTATATTCGACATCAGCAATATAAAAATAACCCGTTTTGTACGTGTTATCCTCGTCGTTCCAGTACGTCACTTTGCATTTACGTTGTGCAGAATTAACCATACCGGCATTAATTACGCTTTGCATTTTAATTTTTTCGTTTAAGCTTAAAATGTGAGTTGATAAATTAATGCTTGTCTTTGTACTGTTTAACGTCTTACGCTGTAAAGTACCTGTATTATCCCTATCAGCTGAGCTTTCAAGGCGTTGATTTGGCGTTGAGGAGTACTCTAATATGTAAGCATTAGGAAAAACCTTGTCACCAAATTTCAATAAATATCCTTTGTAATTTGCCATATCAACACCCCTTTCAAATTAATCTTGATTTACCGCTGTGGCGTTTTTTATCAAGCTCATTTTGTCTAACCATTTCTTCAAATAGCTCTTTGCCGTTCAGCTTTGCGACGAATTCGTAACTATTACCGCCGTTATTCCTAAAGACAATTAGCAATTCATACAACCGTTTTAAATATGCCAAAATTTCCGCTTGTGTCGCTGTATCTGTACTATTGTTGTTATTAATAATACTTTGCAATTTGTTAAGCGGTGCAACTACCTCGGGATTGCCTGTGCTTGCTCCCACATTATCACCAACAACCGCGAGAGTTGGAGCTTTAACAAGTCCGCCTTTCGCCAATTTTGGTATTTGCGGAATATCAAAACCGAATTTTTTACCACCGATACTCGGAACCCATTTAGGCACATTAAAACTAATTTTATTGACGCCTTTGATAAGTGTATTAAGACCATCAATTAAAAAATTAATAGGTGCCTTAATAAAGCTAATAATGCCGTTAAATAAGTTCTTGAACCATTTACCGACACCAATAAAAGCTTTTTTAATCGCATTCCACGCACCTTTGAAAATGTTTCCGAACCACTCAGCAACGCTTGTAAACGGCGCTTTAATTCTGTTCCACATTCCGCGCATTGTTTTTGATATGCTCTTATTTTTCGAATTAACGCCAATTAAAAAGCCTTGTGCGGTGTAACGTCCGATTTTTTTCATTTCCCTTGACGGTGAGCGAATTCCTAAAGTTTTTTTAGCCTGTTTCAAATAGCTTTCCGCTAATTGGTTTTTAGTTGTTTTAAGTTTGTCCGAATATTCTTTTGTTCCTTCTTCCAAGCCAAAACAAATATTTTTACCTGATTTTTTAGCTTCTTTTTTTAGCTGTCCTAAAGATTTTTTAGTGTTTTTTTGCACATCATCAAGCGAAATTAAACCTTGATTGTAAGCAAGTAAAACCGCCGACGCGTCTTTATAGTTACCATTCAATACACCTTGAATTTTAGAAAGTTCTGTTGTTTGCAAATCAAGTTTGGCGTAACTAGCTAACGCGTCCTTGTAAGGTTTTTTAACTTTTGATAGTTGTTTAGTGTAGCTGTTAAGCGTTGCTACTGCTTCTTGATACTTTGTTTGTGTTGTCAAGTACCCACTATCTGTACCATATGAATTTGGTTTACTGTTTTCATACCATATTAATGTATTTTTCAGTCTTTTAACTTTTTCGTCTTGCTTTTTTAGTTTTTGAATGTATTTATCGTAATCGCTTTCGGCTTTGTTTAGTTCGGTTTTTGCCGATATTTTCGATTTGGTTGTGTTAGTAGCTAAATCACTAATAGCTTCTTGTGCTGATAGCTTTTTATACTGTTCAATAGTCTTGCGAATTTCACGGCGAATAGTTTTTTGATTACCTTTAAGTTTGATTGTGCCGTTTTTAGACACTTGGACATAATTGTTCCACACTATTGCAAAATTCGGAACGTTGTCTTTAAAGTACTTAACAATAGTGTTAAGTTGTCCCGCTTCCTCAGGTGTTAACGTTGCTTTCTTTAACAGTTCATCAAGCTTTTTTTCGTACCCGTCAATTAAAGCGTTATCGGTGTAAACCTTGTCCAAACTGTCCATAGTTTCCGTCAAGGTTGTTTCTATATTATCTTTAGCTTTTTCCAAATTGGATGAAAGTTCATCTATTTTTTTCGCGAATTTTCCCGCTTCTGAGGCGCTCCAAGTCAGCTGATTATATGTTCGTACAGCTGTAACAATAGCACCAATAGCTGACGCAAAGCCGAGAAAAACAGCAACAGCGGGATTTTTATTGATGAAATTAAAAAATAGACTAATAGCGCCCCTAACTTTATCAATTCCGCTTGCGATTGTTCGTCCCGCTTTAAATACTACAATAGCAGTACCGACCGCACCGAGCGCACCCGCAATCGCACTAATATCGCCAGCACTCATACCGTTTATAACCTGACTAACAAAATCTAAAGCGTCGCCGAGTGCTTCAACTAATTTCGGAACTGCTTTTTCAATTGTCCATTTCGCAAGAGGTAACAAGACATCTTTATAAGCTGTTTTCAACTTTTCGCCAATTGCTTTGAGTAGCTTTCTAAATGCGCCTGTAAGCTTTTCGACGGATGACATAATCGGGTACAAGTCGAGATTTTCGAGCCAATCAAGGTGAATTTTCGACATATCAGCCACCCAACCAGTTATATCTTCAACAATACCGAGAATATCGCGCCAAATTTTCTGCCCTAATTTGTTTTTATTCCACGCGATTGTTACACGTTGTCTTAGCGCCGTAACCGAGTTGTTACAGTTGCGTATAATTCGTAAAATGTTAGTCCAAATTCTAACACCTGTTCCGTCGCTCCATACCTTGCCAAAATCGCGTGCTATAACGTCAATTAGACGAATTAAGCTGTTAACCCTATCCATAATAGATTGAATAACCTCGTCGCCTAGTCCGCCTTTTTTCCACGCTTGTGTAAAAGCTTCTGCAATTAAGCCTATATCGTCAATACAGTGTTTTAGTAATCGCCGAATATTAGTTAAGATTTTATCGCCGGTGCCGTTTTTCCAAATCTTCACCCACGATTGACCGATTGCACTTACTGCGTCTTTGATTTTGCCAAAAGTATTCTTTATACTGTTAACAACGTCACGATACTTATTTAAAGCCTTGTCAATCGCCTTATTGCTCGTTTTTGGCTTGCCTGAAACTGCGCTAGAAGGTGTTGAATTGTTAACACTTGAACCTGTACCACTTGCGCTACTACTTGTTAACACGTTCAGCTTATCAAACCCTGCAAGGCTTTTTTTAGCTTTTTTCGCACTACTTGAAATGTTATTAATCGCGTTAGAACTGTTATTAGCTTCATTAGTTAAGTTTGAAGCTGATTGAGTAGCTTTGTCGATTGAATTAGAAGTGCTTTCACTACTTGTATTACCGAATACGTCGTTCATAAACGATTTAAATTTATCAGCTAGTGAAGTAACGCGTCCTAACAAGTCGTTAATCATTCTTAAAACTGGATTTAGCGCACTAATTAAGCCTTGACCGATTGTAGCTTTTAAACTTTCAAATCTTAACTGTAAAATCCTAGTTTGGTTAGCCCAGCTATCCTGAGTTCTTGCAAAGTCGCCTGTTGCATTCTTCAATTGATTTTGCACAAAAGCGAAACGCAAGCTAACTTTTTCGGCTTCCGTCATTGCACTCGTTGTTTTTCCGTAACCGTTTGCAAGCGAATAACTGTCAAGCGCGGTTTGTGTCATTACAATACCTAAATCTTTCAGCGTTTCAGTTTCACCGCTGAACACCGATTTTAACTTTGTATATGCTTCGTCTTGTGAAATGTTATAGAAAGACGCTACGTCACCGGCTAAGCCTGTAAGCGCTGTTGACATATTATAAGCTTGTTTTTCACTGAATCCGAACGCTTCCGCCATAGAACCGAACGTGCCGACGTACTTTTTAGCCATTGTTTCAGATAAGCCAAACTGTGCGCTTGCACTTTTCGCCCACTTGTCAACGCTTCCCGACATTGTTTTAAATGTTACGTCAACTACGTTTTGTACTTCTGCCAAGTCCGAGCCTAAGTCAATACAGCTTTTACCCATTTTTCCGACTGCAATTGCGCCGATTGCCATATTAATTTTTTTAGTCATTGAACTAAAAGAATTTGCAATTTTTGCGCCCGCGTCGTTCGCGGTGTTTTGCATATTTCCAATTGATTTTTCAAAAGGTTTTTTGTTTAATATTAAATCTATTCCGATTTGTCCTACAGTTGTCAATTCTCGTCCCCCTTTCTCAAAATCTGTAAAAAAATAGCGCATATCATAAGATACACGCAAAAGAAAAGCCACCCGAAGTGGGTGGCTACTGTTTATTTAATTCAAGGTTTCTTTGTTCCACAACCGCAAGAGCCGACATAATTCGCGTTAATTTTACCGCAATTCGGACATTTCCATTCATTGTGGGATGGTGTTCTATTTTCGTTAAAATCTTTTTTAAGTATCTTAACCTTTTCACTTTTTGCTCTTTCCATAGCTTTCAAATCTTCCAAATGCTCCAAGATTGTACCAATACCCGCAAAAATCAAAACAAATAAACCTGTTTCAATCCACGTTGTTAACATTGCTAAAACGCTAAAACCGCTCAGCGCTTGATTACCGTTAACAATACCGCCGATAATGCCTAAAATAGCAAAAACAACCGCTAAGACTTTAAATAAACCGCTTTTCATTTTTTAATTCCCCTTTTCAAATAAATTACACCTATTATATAACAAAAAATATAAAATTGCAATATTTTTATGACATTTGTATAAAAGCGTTTTTCATTTGCTCGAGAAATTCTGCCGTCTCGTCTTGTGTCTTTTCGCTCGCTTCCTTTTCCATTCGCTTCCGTCTGTAGTCGTTACGAATTTTATGCTGAGCGGGCGTAAATGTTGCTAATACGTCTTTGTCTGTTTCAAGTCTGATTTGCACTAAATGAGCAAGGCTTGTGTTCGCTCCCAAACCCGCTAGGAGCGAAACAAATTCGCTCCAAGGCATTGTTTGGAATTCTTCTGAACGGATTGAAACCCCGTATTCCGAGCGTAAAGAAGATATAATCGTGTCAAAATCTTCTATTAAGTCGTAACCGGGGTCGCTGTTTCCCCCTCGTCGCCAGTAGAACCCGAAACAAGTTCGATTGCGGACGCGATAACTTGTGCGAAATCGTCGAAATTAAGGTTCATTTCTTCAATTTCTTTTTGAGCTTTTTCGTCAAACATTAGCTTGAAAATATCTAACAAATCGTTGTTAGTTGGATTTTCGAATTTTGGTAACACTTTAAGCATTGTAATTGCTCTATCGTTTACCTCGATTTCCTTATCTCTAATTTTAAGTTTTGGCTTCTCGTCAAAATTTAGCTTGTCTGTAATATCAACAATTTTACTCATTTTGTTACTCCTTATTTTATAATTATGCAACCGGTGTTACTTTTGGCGCGCCGTTGCTCATAACTTCAAATTCAAGCGGTGCAATATCGCCAGTTTCGCCACTACCGTTTGATGTTACGTTGATTACTGCGTTTGTAAATTCAACTGATGTACCGTCAGGAAAAGTCCACTTGAAGTCTGTGTATAAGTCTCTACCGTTCTTCATTGCTAAGCCCGCAATATAATCATTACCAACGTCACCAATATTACGTTTACCGCTTACAGTAATAGTTACACCCTTTGTTGTTGCAAGTCTGCTAACCCATCCTTTTTGGTCGAATGAGTTATACTCCTGTACGCCGTTGTCGAATGCCACGCTGTAGCCTGTCATATCTGAAATACTTGAATATGTACCCGCTGAGCCTGTTTTGACCTGAAATTGGTTTTCATAACAAGGGTAAATGCCTGTAGTCTTTGCCATTTCTTTTACTTCCTTTCATAAAATAATTTAAATTCAATAACACGTTCGTATATGGTGCCGTCTGTTCCAACGTCGATTGGTTCAGGCATTAAAAGTTGTATCATATATACTTTACTGTCATTGATTGTTACATTTTTGATTGTGCGTAATTTCTCAAACAAATTACGCGCGTTTACTTCTGTTTCGTTCGCGTTATTATTCCAATGCACCAAAACCGACACGGCTATAACGTCAAAAGATAAGTCCGAGCCGATACCGCGTAAGGGTTCACCACTTGTCTTTAATGTGTACACGCCAACCGATTTTTCTTGCTTGTCGTCTAAACGTCCAATATAAAAATGTTCCGCGTCAATTAAAGTTTTTAGCCAGTCGCGAACGTTAGATAATGTTATCATAAATTAGTCAACCCTTTATAAATTTTCGCAAAAGTCTCATTACAAAAATTCTCATATTTTCCGCCTTGCAACCACGGTTCGAGCCATTTACCACCCGCATTTTTATTTTCTTTTGTGGAAAAATTATATTCAGGGTGATAATATAAGCGTCTCGCGTAAGGTGTCGTCGAACTTATCGTTGTTTTTCCTTGCGCTGATTCTGAGTAATCCGCAAACGTGCTTTCGTTCTGCAAATTACCCGTATCAAACGGCATTACCTGATTGTTTTTAATTTCAGTTAATAAAGCGTCAGTAGTCTGTTCAAGCGCTGTTATGCTCGCGGTGTCTAGCTTGCGTATAGCACTTAAATTTAACTTAACTTTTGATGTTACATAATCACTCATTACGCCACGTCCAGTTCAACAAAATTAACTGAGCCATCAGGATTTCGAGCCTTGACGCATTGAACAATATCGCGTTTAACGCCGTTAATAATGACATAGCCCGAACTAATAGTGTCGTTCGGGCAAAAGTCAAACGGGATAAGCAACACGCCTGTTACTTGTACTTTCTTCTTATCTGCCGTATAAACCGTTTTTATTTTATCTTGATAATTACAGTATAGCGGTGCTAAACGCTTTAAATCGGACGGTATAAGGTCATTACGCGGGTATATTACGCGACATTCGTAAATAACCTTGGGTGCGCCGTCCTCGGTCAAGCCTTCCCCGTACACGACAATTTCAAAAGGTGTCTTGCAAAATTTCTTTAATATTAATTTGGGAAATTTCATTTAATCACCTCTTAAATAGCGGGATAACACAATCCTGTTGTTTTTAGCAAGGAAAATAATTCTTGCGGAATAGCCACACCGCTAACACACATTAAATTCCAACTATTTCCGAACGACATTGAAACGCCGTTAATTGAATAGTTTTGCAAGTAAGAATTAATCAATTCTTCATTGTCGCGATAGAAATTAGTTAATCTGTTATGTACGTTGCTGACAATATCTTGCTGATACGTTGTAAGCTTGTCAAATTGAATTCGGTTATAAGTCAAAATATCAATGTGCATTGCGGTTGTAATCTCTGTTGTGTCGTCTGTTTTGGCTCGAATGTAATCGGCATACATTAGGCTACTGCTGTAGTATCTACGTCAACATAGATACTATCAATTTTACCGTCTTTGCCGTTAGGCATAATAAAAGTATCAGATAGAGAACGGTTCTGGTATAGATAGCCGTCGCCTTCTGTGTGAGAACCCGGTTCAAAGAAGTAAATGCTTGAAATCTTTGGTACGGTCTTACAAGTTTCCATACTAGCTACTAGCACGTTAATCTTGTGTGAACCTGTCTTTGGTTCAAAACCGCCGTTTTCAGGGTCCCAATTAAATGCGTCGTAGAAGCGTTCGTCGTCGATAACTTCCATTAGAGTAACGCCGTCAATTTCGGTAACTCTTGTTTCGATACCAACGCCACCTTCGGCAATCTGTGTCATTTCGATTTTTCTTGTAAAATCTGTACTTTGTTCGAGTGCGTCCATAATTCCACTTGTAACATATGCGATAAGTGAACCGTTCTGTCTATATCTGCGTAGTTTGCCCGCGCTTAGAATGCTCTTTAGCTTGCCAAATACGTTAGTTTTAGTCCATTCACTCGCTTTAGTGCTAGAGTGATAGCCGTCAAGTGTCTGTGCCTTTGTCGCAACGCGTTCAAAAAATAGCGCGTCCGCTTCCGGTACAACCTGTGTTGATTCAAAAGTTTTTGAAATGTTTTCAACGCTTGCTGTTGCGTTTGTTTCGTCAACGTCTGCAACATCAACGCTAAAGGAAACGTCTCTGTCGTGCTGACAAGTAAACGGAACGTCTGTCTGTGTATATACACCCTTGTTCCAACCGCCGTTTCTGTTGTGGTTTTTATAACCTGATACACTCATTTGAGTAAAATGAAAAGTTCTTGCGCCCACCCATCTAACGTTTGAAGTCACAAACGGTGATGTTAGCGCGCCCTGAATTAGAATTTCAATCAGTTCAGGGCTGAACTGTTCTGCATAATTATTCTTGTTTGGCATAATTTACGCCTTCCTTTCTTTTTAGTAGTTAAATTTGTTCCATTTTTTTGTAGGAACTGTTTTTTGTCGCTGTCTTGGCTCTGTACCTTCACCATTACCGCCGATTTTATGAACGCCATTTGCGCCGTTGTCGTTCTGCTTTTTAAATTCCGGTACCTCGTCAAGTACTTTTTGAATTGCTGATGTTAGCTTTTCACCGTCAATTTTGCCGTCTGCTGTTGCGTCTGCAAAATCGGCAAGCTTTAAAATATAAGGCACTTTCGCAATATCGACGCCTAGCTTAACAGCTTCAACAGTTGCAAGCTGATTGACTTCCGCAGTTAAACGCGCGTTGTTAGCTGTTGTCAAATCATTCTGCATTTGTTCAAAATTTGGTGTGTTCTTTGCTTTTTGTTCTTTGAAGGTAGCTATCGCTTGCTTCACTTCTTCTTGTGACAAGCCTTGCTGTTTAAAATAGTTCTTCAACACTGTATCTTCTGTTACTGTCTGTTTGCCATTAATCAAATCCGCCAGCTTCTGATAGTCAATTTCAATTGGCTTCGGTTCGTTTGGTTTTGGCTCTGCTGGCTTAGGTTCTGTTGGTGTTGGTTCGTTTGGCTTTGGTTCTGTGTTAGGTTCTGCCATTTTTCTTCTTCCTTTCAGTTTTTCGTGTGTCTCACGTAATCAGTTTATAGAGTGTCTCTCTAATTCAGTTTTTCGCGGTGTCTCCCGTAGTTTAACGCCTTCGGGCAATACGTTATAAAGACTTAGATTTTGCTGTTTTTGTTGCCTTTTTTGGCTTTTCTTTTGCCTTTTCAGCTTCTTCTGTTTCAGCTTCTGTTTCAGCTACAACGTAATCTAGCTTTATAAGTTCTTCTGCGCGTGCTTCTGAACATTCGTACACGTCATTAACTGCGCGTGTTACTAAATCATTCTGTAAGTCGTTAAATTCCTTAATTACTTTTACTTTCATTATTTTTCACCACCTTTCATTGATTATAGGTACATTTACCATTGTAAAATGCCCCACATTCAGCCTTCACACATTCCATTGGTTGATGAATAATCTTTGTCACAATATCAGTACCTGTGTTTAGATTATCATCACTAAGATGATATGTTTCTTTTTGAATTGTGGTTTCTGTCTTATCTCTATAAGGACAAATCATATTTTCACCACCCTTTTAAGCATTAAAAAGCACCTTGAATAAAATTCAAAGTGCTTAGTAACAAACATTATTCAATTCTAGATAACCGAGTTCGTACACGTCTTTATTTTGATTTATACAATTTTCGATTATTTCGATTATTTCTTTATCTTCCAAACTCACCGCGAGCGGAATTGTCGGAAAATCGTCGTTAAACTTCTTTTTGTATTCATTATACATTTTTTGTAGCTTATTTTCCATTTACTTCACCTTTTTTAAAATCGTTAACATTGCGTTATAGCTGTTTGGTAAATACTTTTTGACATATTCTAACTCACTACCGCCGTTTACTTCCGCGCTCATAATGTTCGCCCACATTTCAGACGACGCGTCAAATATTCTATATTCCATCATAGTTTTATTAAGATTACTTGCGTCAAATCCCAATTCTTTGTACACTTTTTGGATTTTTCTGTGTTCTTTCACCCTTTTGGCATACATATAATTCCCGTTGTAATATTTGTCGCCGTGTCCCCATCTTATTCTTTCACCAAGCAAACCGTCGATAGCGTCTTGCACGCCCATACTTGCGTCGTGTTCAGAGAGTTCTTTTCTTAATTCATCATTTAAATTCTTTTGTAACAAAACTTTGTCTTTTCGCACAGCTTCAAGAAATTCATCTGATGAACTCGCAATTCTAGTAATTATACCGTTTTGATATTTAGTATTTTTTAAAATTGTGTCAACTTCATTAAAATGTAAGCCTTCGAATTCTGCTTGTCTATCAAAAAAATGTGCGTACTCGTGCGCTAATGTGCTAAATTTGCTTTTTCCATTGTCGATATATTTCTGCAAAGGAAAATTAAAATCTAATATATTTTCACTAGTGCGATAACATCCTTTTCTATTTGGTCTAATTTTATTAATTTTATCAGCATATTTTGTATATAATTTTTTAACAAAATCGTTTTTTAAATTAGATAAAAGCTTTGTAAAAGCGTTATAATCAGTTTCATTCATAGCGCTTTTAAGTTTTGTTGTATTTTCTACAATTTTATCTAGATTAATTGTATCATTTTTGCCGAATTTTTCAAGCGCTTTTTCGTATTTTTCGCGTTTTTCTTTCCATTCTTTTGCGCGTGCTTCTGCTTTTTGCTGATTGTTTTTATCAAGGCTATATTTTGCTATTCTATTAAAGCGTTTTTCTTGCCTTTTCGCGAATTTAAGCTTGTTTTCTACTTCTTCGCGCTGTTCCATCTCGTCCAACTCGTCAGCGTTGACGGGTTTTAGAGTTGTAACGCCTTTATAGTATGTGCTTGTACTATCCTTACACCGCGGATGAAACAAACCACCCGAAATAGCGCTACTCAATAGCGGATATTTCTCGTTGTCTTTAGTCCTCGTACCGCCTGAATAGACATCATCAACAAATAAGTGACCGATATACTTTGCGCACCGAGGGCAACCGCCTTGTCGCGAATTAACAACAACTAAAGATAAACCCCATTCGGCGCGTTTCTGTCCCTCACCATACAAATAAGCGCGTTTATTCGCTGTCCTTATAGCCATATCAGCATAATCTGCAAGCGTATGACGTGCGCCGTTCTTATACTCAACGCAGTTCAAACCTGCTTGAAGCATATCGCGACAAGCCATATCGACCGCTTTTTCATACGTTCCCGCGCCCGAATTTGCGTAAACTTGCGCAGAAAAAATAGCTTTTCGGTATTTATCGTTAGACATTCGTAATATAGCCGTTTCAGCGGTTTTCATATCGTTTGTAGTCGCAGTTATAAGCGCGTCAAGTTTCTTCTTGTTAATCTTAAAAAATTCGCCTGACGTTTCCTTTTTTGGCTTGCTTATTTTTGCGCCTTTTTTAATTGCTTCAAGTATCTGCAATTCCTGTTCAGCTTCGCCGTCACTCATAGCGCGACTAATCATTTCGTTAATCTTGCTATTGAGTGACCTAAACTTTTTCCCATACTTGTCCGAATTGGTCGCCCTGAATTCTTCAAGGCTTTCAAGCTGTTTTGCTTGCCATTGCGTCCAATTATAACCTTCTGCGGTTTCTTCCGCGCGGTGTCGCGAAAAATTGCGAATCATACTTTCGATTAATTCGTTTTCAATTGCTTCAAATGCTTTTTTAACATTATAATTCATAATTACAAGTCGTCAATTTCGGACGTTTCGTCGAGTGTCGCAACGCCCTGTTCTTGCTTAATTCGCTGTACTTCCTCAGCTTTCCAATCGTCGCATTTACTGTCACCGTATAGTTCATTTACAGCGTTTTCAATGCTCATCACACCGTTTTGACGTGCTTTACCGACTGTTTCAACCTGACTTTCGAAAGATGGGTTCGCATACTCGCCGAAATTAACTGAAACATCTAAATCATCAGGAACACACTCTTTGTTGTTAATTTCATTGTACGCGCTCAAAACAGCTTTAACCAAAGTTGGTAGCGTGTTTTCAAGCAGTTCAACAAAATTTTGGCGTGTGTACAATGTTGTTTTTTCTTTTTCTCTCTGCGCTTCTGCATTATCAAGTTTCTTTGTGTCAATTCCCAACGTGCTAGGACTTAAAATGCCTTGTAGGCATAAGTCAAGCGCGGTGACGTAAGAACTCAAATAACTTTCGTGTTGAATTGAAGGTGATTCCGTTTTAACGCTGTTCGTGCCGTTTTCGCTCATATCCGCGCCGATTGCGATAAAACGATTGTCAAACGGATTTGGTGGGATAGGCTCGCCTGTGTTCGGGTCGCGTGGAACAAGCGGGTCGGGTAGGTACGTCCTTGTTCTGCACGCTCTCAATGCGTCCATCCATTGCGACCAAACTTCGTCTAAGCTACTAAACGCGTTTTCTTTGTTGCTAATAAGACCTTGACCGCGTCCGGGATAAAAACTATCACCGTACACGACGGGAACCGCCCACATATAAGATTTATTAAATGTAACGCCGACGCCGTCAATCCAATTTAGCGCGCTTACGGTGTGTAAGTCAACCTCTGCGCCGTTATCATCATATAAAGCATAGTTAATATAACCATATCCATACGTTTCTTCAAACATATAACGTTTGTTTTTTTCAAAGTATTCAGTATAAAACTTTACTTCTCTGATGTGTCCGCGCACATATGTAAATTTGACCTTCTCGGACGGGTACCACTCGATAATTGGCAAGTCTGATATATCAGTATCAAACGAGATTTTAAAAGCACCGTCGCCCACGATAGCTATATCACGTATTGCTTTTTTTAGTGTCTTGTTAAATTCGTTTTTGGCTTCAATTTCTTCCCACGTGTCCTCAAATGCTACTGTGTTATTATCGTGTATTTCAATCCCGTTGTAGTCGCTGATAATGATATTTGTAATCGTATCAACAATTAATGCGGGCAATGCCACGTGTAGCTTCTGTATTTCTTGTCCGCGTGTAGGTTTAGCGCACCAAAACATTGTTTGCGGTACATCAAGCGTATTATATAAGTCGCGTAACTGTTCGCTTTTTCCCCAATACCAAATTCGGTTCTTTGCGCAGTCTGTCGCGTGATTTATTTTTTCATCAATTGTTATAACTTTATCTGACGCGGGATTGATACGTAAGAAGCTACGCATACCGTGTCTTATTTTATTTGCCATATTGTCAAATAGCTTCATTTCTAACCACTTCCAATTTTTTCTTTGAACGGTAGCCACCCATATTGCGACGAGTTAATAAAATGGTCGTGACCGTCCTCGGGTGTGTTGTCTTTATCCTCTAGCCAAGAATATAATTCATATTCTTGTATCGTATTTGTGCAATGTTCAACAATGTAGTAACAACCTTTTGCAAACCAACCCAATAACAAATTAATTCTATCAATGATTTTTGTCTTTTTGAATGCATTATAAAAGTTATAAGCACAACCGTTCTTGCGCTTATACTTGTTCAATTCTGTTATTGTTGCTTGGTCTGCGCTGTCAATGTAAACATTGCGAGCGAACCCCCATTCGTCCCGATTTCGTTCCAAAAAATCTACATAATTTTTGGCTATATCGGACGGCGCGAGTGGTTCTTCTAACTCTGCGTTGTTATATTTCTTCTCGTCAAGCTGTATACAGTTACCTTTATTCGTAATTCCAAAAAATGTCATTGCGACCGTATCAGGTGAGGACTGAGAATAAGCTGTGTCAAGCCCTGACGTGAAATAAATAAAATGTTCTTTGCGTCTGTCAACTGTCAAGAACTGTTGCGCCCATTTCTTTGTTACAACGTGTATTTTCCTGTCGAAATTACTAAAAACTAAACCCGTCGCGCGTCCTCGTTCGCCTAATATCTTGTTTTTATATAATTTTGTTCCTTTAGGTGCTGACGCTTTCTTTTTTTCTATCGCGTCAGGTGTCAAGCTTAAATTATCGTTAAACGAAAAAAACCAATAACGCCAATTTGGCACGGGTTCTTCTGTGAGTTCCGCGCGAATAGTGTCAGGTATATCCTTTTCGTATTTTTTGAACGGTCTTGACCGGTTTACAAATTCTTTGTAAACCGGTAACTGTGGGTCGTCAGGATTTAAGGTCGCAAGTAAATAATCGTTACGCGTTGATATTTCACGCACAAACTCAATATCCGCCGTGTTTATTTCATCAATGTAAACACAACCAAACTGCGCGCCTAACACCATTTCCCACTTGTCACGGCTAGAATAGCCTAGAATATATATAATCTTGCCTTCAAACTTGATATGTGGCAATTTATAATCTTTATCACCGTTGCCGTAGTAACGCGCGTTTTTATGCAAATCTAATATTCCGTTATCTTGCTGAATAATTGTTTCTTCTGCTTTACCGGTTGTTTTTGCTGATATTACGTGTAGTTTTTTGTCGCTAGCCGATACCATTCGCATAAATTTAACACCCGCACCGACGGTTGTTTTTCCTGACGCTGTCGTACCTTCTAAGAATTCAGCTGAAACATTTGTTGTATTGATAAAATCAATATATTTTTGACTTAACGGAAAATTCATACATTATCACTCTGTTAAGCCTTTGTTATCGCTAATCTGTGCAAACACATCCGCAAGCTTTTCGGACTGCTGTACATTCGCGTCAACTTTCACGGTGTATTCGCCTGTCATTTTGTTCAGGGTATCAATAGCGCGAATTCGACTAATTGCGTCTGCTTCTTTGTCTTGTGCAATATCGGATAAAACTACTTGTCTTTCTTTCGCGTTCATTATTCGTTCGTCTTGCAATTCCTCGTTCAATTCCTGTATGTATTCAACCACTAGCGGATTGTCTAATAGTAAATAACTTTTTGATTTTGCGAACTTCTCTGAGTAGCCCGCTTTCACTGCACTTTGCGAAACGTTACCGCTTTCCACGTAGTATTCAGCGAATTTCTTTTGTCTTATATTTAACTTGCTTTTATCTTTTGACACGCGGTAACACTTCCTTTCTGTCCGCTTTGACTTTTTTTAACTTGCTTGTAATTTGCTATAGACGCAATAAAACCCGCTTACTCTATGATGTAAACGGGTCATATTGCCTAATTAACGAATAAGAGGTGTTTTCAATGGTTAATTATTTATCAAATTTAAAGGAGAATAAAGCAGTACATAAATCTTTTATCGCTCTTGCTATGATATCATAATAACACGATTTACAGTGAATTAAAATGGCTAATTTTAGGAATTTAACACTTTTTCAAATTCAATCAATGCAAAACCGTGCAATCTGTACACCCAACGTTTTGTAAACTTTTCTTTCTCGGCTACTTCATTCCACGTTAAATGGCATATGTAGTAATCTGTCAACACCGCTTTGTGTCGTTCGTCTGCAAGCTGTTGAATTAGTTTCCTTGCTTCTGTCTTTGCGTCGAATAGCTTGTCTATTTCCTCGTTGATTTGATTTTGAAGCGTTACAATCTTGTCAATAATCTTCGTGAAGTCGCCACCCGAACCCGAACTTTGTACGCGCTCGGATTCGCTTTGTGGACTAACTTGTAATGATTTCGCACGCCAATATTCAACTTCGTTCTGCTTAGAATTAATAGCTGTGTCGGCTATTCTGAGTTGATTTAAATAGTCTTTAGCGTTCTTTGTCGTCATTTTCTTCACCTTTTGTAACAAGCGGTTCCGCTAGTTTGTTAAGTATCGCACCGCCTAATAGCAGTCCTGACACAATCCATACCATAAGCGGTACTTTGATTTCGTTTGCGCTAAGTATAGTTATCGTCATTATCCACACAATTACACCCGATACGCTCAAGCGTCACCACCTTCTTTCTTTTCGTCCTTGCTGAGGAAATAAAGTAACTTTTCACACATTGCACCGAGTTGGACGGCTTCGCGAATTGTTTCAGTTACAGCAGACTGCAAACAATTTGTATTAATTACTAACCTTTTATTTTGGTTTCTTCTGACGTCGCCCCACATCTGTTCGACTGCCATTCTTACAATATTAATTTGTTCCGTCATTTCCTCATATTCTTCATACAGCACCGCGAAACCCTCGTGCGCGCTGTGAAATAACGCGTTGTTCTTATTTGCCTTATTTAATTCACTAATAAACATTAACCTTACGTCCTCTTTGCTAAGTGAAAAACTCATAATTTACCACCTCTCACGTTTAAAACAACCATTGTGTATTCTTGCCCGGTATCTGCATTAACTCGATTATACGCGTCAACGCTCCATCCCGCTTCTTCTAACTCGTTCACAATGTTTCGCGGAACGCTTACGTAACTGTCAGTTATTTGCTCTTTAACTGCGCAACATTCGTCGAGTGATAAGAATGCATTTTTCTTACTCCATATTTTGATTAAAGCGTTAAAAAAGTTACGCCATCTTTCTTCCTGAATTTCTTTTGCTGTAATAAATTCCATCTTTATTCCTCACTTTCTATCGGTGAGTTCCAGCATTTTTGACAGTTTGTGGAACACTCATTAAATTCTTTTTCGGTCATATATCCTAAATAATATGGACATATCTCACTAGGAATACCATTAGCAAGTGGAGCGTTTGGGTGCTTATCAAGAAAATCAGTTAAATATGTTTCCTTTGGATGATCATTAGACCATCTCTGTATAATCTCGACAGTTTTGTCAGGATAACACATTTCAAAAACACTACAAGATTTATTCTTGCCATTTAATTTTGAACTTAAAGGACATTCAAGACAATCATTTTCGCCACACATTCTTCGCTTTTCTCTGAAATAGTTTTTGGTTAGTTTACAATCAATCGTTTTCATCCTTCAAACCTCCTTGGTTTATAAACCTTGCAAAACTTACCATCGTTACATCCCATTTCTTTATTTTTTGCACTACATCGTTTATAGCCTTGGCAGTCCTTAGCACCTCCTTCCCAATAAACGCAAGTACGACATCTTGGATGTCGTACTCTATAATCATTAGGTGTCATTCTTCTTCCTCCTCACATAACTTTTTGCCCTCTTGTTCCAAGCATTTATTGCTTCTTCTCTTGTTTCAGAATAATTGCCAAGGCTTGCACCACAATCATCATCTTTACAAACTACAACATATTTTTTATTACTCTCATTTGGTATTTTAAGAACCCAAGATTTGCCACCACAAAAAGGACAAGGCTTTAGTTCTACTTTACTCATTGTCATTCCTCCTGTTCTAAGCTTCCATTGCTTTTCTTTCACTGTTGACATTCATTTTCTTCACTCCAATCTAACCTCTGTCCACAATAAGGACAGTAATTATATTCCCAACCGTTAGCAAAACTAAAAAGATTTTTATGACAATTAAAGCAAAGCTTATAAAGCGGATATTCTTTGCTTAACATCACTTTCTTCGGTATCTGCTTTTTAACCGCTTCTTTAACTGTCATTCCTATTGTGAGTTCACACTCTTTCATTGCCTGTTCAACACCGCTTTTTACAGCTTTGTCAAAATCCTCTTTTGGCATATCAACTGTTACTTTATTATTCATTTAACAAAATCCTTTCTTTGATAGTTTCCATTATCTTCACCAACCTTTTCCAACTCTCACTTAATAAGACAAATTCAATTCCAACTTGTCACAATATCGAGAAATATCTTCTAGTTCTCTAAGAGTTCCTCGATATGTTTGAGCCTTTGTCACATAATTTGCATATATCATCAAATGATGATATGAAATAAATCCCGGATGTTCCCTCATAAATTGAATCGTTAAGTCAATTTCTTCTCTTGTAATGTCTCCGTATACCAATTTGACAAATTTGTGTTGACCCATTTTCATTAATTTTTTCATTTTTTATTTCTCCTCAAACTCATATTGCTTACAACTTTCAATGGTTTTGTAAATATCATTATCAATCAGACCATAATACCAACCACAATCGCTGTTACGCATAATCAAATATCTACATTCTTCTATTTTCTTTTCCACTTCATCCAATAAAACAAATTCAGCCATTTTATATCACTCCTTTATTTGTACCTCATAAAATCATCACCATATAAGCTGTTTAAAACGTCAAAAACGTGACCCATACCTAAACCACTTTTGCTTGGTTTCCATTTTCCTCTACTGCTGTACTCCCCACCGCTAATAACATAGTTATATAACTTCGGGTGTGTTTCTTTTAGCTGTTGAAATCTTGTTTTTCCTTTTTCACGGTGAAGTCCAAAACCGCAAAATAAACAGCCTGTTCTTTCACATCCTGTTGTACATAATTTGCATTTATAGTCAATCAATGACTTCTGCCCGTCTGCTTCTACAATTTCACCGTATGGCTTCGCTATTGGCAAATTAAAAGTCTTAATGTACTCTAACACGTCTTGTTCGAGCCAAAAACTCATTGGATTTGAAATAGGATTTGTTGAATTAAACGAATTACAACCATTCTGTAGCCATTTTGTTGTACGCAAACGGCTTTCACTTGCCATCTGTGCCGTAATCGGCTTTAGTTCCTTGCTGACTTTATGAAGCGGTCTTTTCTTCATTATCGAACAACAACGAGCGGTTAAGTCAAAGTCAACGTCAAGTAAAGGTTTATATTTTGGAATGTTATACAAGCTCAACCTTCCTTGCTTATCTCTTGCCGTACCGTTCAATTTTTCTAGCCGGTATGTGTATTTTCCTGTAATCAGTGAAATTTTGGCTTGCTCTACACATTCGCTCACTTCTTTACTGATTACGGGATAGCCGTATTCTTCAACGATACTGCGAAAGCTTCTTTCAGGTCTTATTATCCTTACATTTTCAAAAGACTTAACAAATTCTTTAATTTCAGGGTATTCAAGTCCTGTATCGACGTACACCGCTTCAATATCGGGATAAATTTTTCTAGCAATATTTAGTAATACTGTGCTATCTTTCCCCCCTGAAAAACTTATGTAAACTTTGCCGTCATAATGTGAATACCATTCAATTATTCTTGCAACCGTTATTCCAATTTTCCTTTCGAGCGATAACGCCTGTAATTCTTTCAACCTCTGCCTATCGTGAATAAGTCCTTTGTTGTCGTATCTGTCAGCTTCATTCATTATGTTTTCAACACTCCTTTTTGTATCATAACCCATTCGCCATACGAATAACGTGTTCCGTGTTCTTCGTTATATGCTCTTAATTCGCGTAATTTCGCGTCTAAGCTGTTTTTCCTCTTGACGGGTTCTTTTACGTTTTTACTCTGTTCGTGTCTGCTACGCTTAATCTCGTTCTTATCACCGCATATTTCGCATAATTGCTTACGAGAGTTAAACGTTACGAACTGTTTTCCGCAAGTTCTGCATTTCTTAAAGTACTGTTTAACCATTTTTTATTATTCCTTTCTTTTTGAGATATTCGAGCGTTACACGTTCAAACTCGTTTCGTTCCGTATCGTTCAGCGGAATTCTTGACGCTATTCCGTGTTGCTCCTTGTATCTCAAATAAATCTTGTTAATTAACGGATGGTTCACGTTCAGCTTGTACCCGTACGGATTGTTATAGTTCAACATCTGTACCGGTTCAGGCTTTCTGTTTTGGTTCCAACTCATTCGCCTACCAACTTCCACACAACACATTTGTCTGTATCTGTGTCGAACCACTCGCAGTTTCTAACACATTCTTGACGAGTTAGCGGACATTTCTTAACGATTTCAATTTTTTTGTTGTCGTTTTCCAAAATGCATTTGTTAAAATTGCAATGTTTACCTTTTCGCACTAAGCAATTCAATTCAGGATATTCACATTTCATTTTTCGTCACCTCGTCAAACATTGAATAGTTTTCGTATTCTTCTACGTCGTATGATTTCGTTCCACTATAACCGTTTTGGCTTGCGTGTGGTCGTTCTCTTTCGTTCCATCTGTCCGCCAGCTTCTTCCAATCGACTACAACGCCTTTATATTTCCAGTCGTACGCGTCATAGTAACTAAAAAATTTATCGCAATCAAAGTTGTAATTTTGGCTATCACAATAATTTTTTATTTCTGTTTTTGTTGGTTTTGTTTTTGTTGCGATTTTTGTCGTTTTTGCGTCATTTTCGCAATTCACGTTTTTGCCTAAACAGTTAGTTTTATTATTTTTAATATTATATTTATTTGGTACCCATTTTTGGGTAGTCTGGGTACTCATTTTTGAGTAGCTAGGGGGTACCCATTTTTGGGTAGGGGGGTACTCATTTTTGGGTACCCCATTTTTGAGTAGCTGGGCGCTGTTTTTATCAACCCATTTTTCATAATTTTTATTGATTGAAAAAGCCTTGATTTTGTTGCTTTGTCCTCGCGAAATTATCATATTATAAGCTACTAAAGACTTTAATGCACGTCTTACAGTTTTAACCGGTATGTTTGCGCCTTCTGCAATATAATTAGCTGATAATGTGTAATATTTACGTTTATAACCGTAAGTCATATGCATAATAAACATAAACACGCGAAACTCCGCACCGCTCAAATCGACACTATAAAGGGCGGTATAGAGTTCGTTCGCAATTTGTATAAAGCCGTTTTCAAGCTGTGGACTAGCCATTTGAAACTCCTAGAATATTGATAATCGCGCGACCCGTTTCGGCTTTTGAACAAAACAAAAATTCAGTATCAAAAGTATCACTAATTATTTTTAGTTTCTTATGTAGCTGAACACCTGAAACCGCTTTAGGACTTGTTTTTAAACGTGGGTTTATCCAATTCAGAACGTCGTCTAATTGGCGAATATTTTCGCCGTGTTCGATTAAAAACACAATCTTTATTCCGTATTGCTTCGCGCGTTTAAGTTCACGTATGAAGCGCGCACGGTCTTGTGTGACGTTATTGCAAATTTCTTGCAAGTTCTGTTTTCTGTCAACCACTAATCGCGGATTATCTAAATTCATATAATCGCCAACAAACAATTTTGATTTGAAGTATTCCACATTTTTTCTATCAAATGTGGAAAGAATTGCTTGAATAGCTTTCTCTTTTTCACGTGTGTCGATTTGTATAGTCATTTTTTCAACCTCGATAATAAAAATTAAAATGGTAAGTCGTCGTCTGCTGGCATTGGTACATATTCGCCCGTTACTGAACCAACCGTGGGTGCTGTCGCTTGTGGCTGTTGTGTAAAGCCGTTGCTTTGGCTGTTTCCACTTTGTTTTTTGCCCTGTGGAAATTCGACGTTATCAACTTGTACTTTGTAGCTGATTCTATTTGTGCCGTCGTCGGCTACCCATTTTTCCGACATCAGACGACCACGTAAAACTACGCCGTCGCCTTTGTTAAAATACTGCTGTACAAAATTCGCAGTACCTCGCCACGCCACACACGGAATAAAATCCGCTTGAACCTCGCTATTTTTTGAATAAGGTCGATTAACTGCAACCGTGAATGAAGTTACATCAATTCCCGAATTAGTCTGCCTGTGTTCAGGGTCCGCGGTAAGTCTGCCCGCTAGCACGATACTATTCATTATTCAAACTCCATTTCCGCTAAGCTAATTGGTTTTGTTAGCACTTTAGTTTCCTTGCAAAAGTCGCATTTTTCGCAACGCGGTGCGGGGAAAATTCCTCTTTTCATTCCGTCGTACAGCTGTACATTCTTCTTAAATCGTTCTAACTCAACGTCTAAATAGCTTTGCGGGATTTCAATTACTGCCAAATCGGGAGTAGCTTCCTTAGTAATTGCGCAAATAAAAAACGGTAGTTGCTTTCCTGTGTTCTGTCGCACGATTTCTTGATAAACCGCGCCTTGTAAGTCGTAGCCCCACGCCTCGACGAAATTCAGACGTCCTTTTTCCTCGACGTAAATCGGTTTAAAATCTTTCATACACTTTAAGTCAGTGATACAAACATCAGGTTGATAAGCGTCAATTTTGATTTTGACCGGTACGCCCTCAATTTCACCGGTCATAATAACTTGCTTTTCGCCGTCCATATAAGACATAAACAAGCCGTCTTGTTCGGCTCTGTTAATAATTATTTCTGCGTTTCTGTAGTCCGCTCGCAAGTCACCTTTAAGTGTGAAAATTTCAGGATTTTGCGCCTTGAACAAATCCAAAGAACCCTCAAAATGTGCGTCCACGTATGAACCAACCAAAAGCGCTGTTGATTTTGGCTTCGTATATGTACCTCGCAATTCCGCAAGTGTTGAAGCTGGGCAATTTTCAAACGCCTTGAACTGAGAAACACTCATATACTGCTTGTTGCTTTCCGGACTAAAGTAATTTTCGCTTGTAAGTTTAATCATTGTTTTTTACCTCTTTCGCTTTAGCTGTCGCGCAGTCTGCGCAAAGTTTACAGCCGTATTTTTGTTTTGTGTAAACAGCCATTTGCTCAGCTGTCATATTACCAATAGCGTGTATTTCGCGCCCGCAGTTTTCGCACTTGATTACTGCTGTGCTTGGTACTAGCTTTCTAACTCTCAGCGCGTCCACAACTTCGCCGAACGCCTTAACCTTTTCAATACCAATTTGGATTTTTTTGCCCGCCCAATCCTCGATATAAGGTGTTTTGTATATCTTCGCGATTGTTTTCATATTTGTGGCTTTCAAAATCATAGGTTTTTGGTTTTCGATAAAGTGACAAACTGTGCATTCTTCCTTTTTACCACCTTCACCTACGACCATTTCGTTACCGATGGACTTAATCGTTAAGATTAAGTCACGTCCGTCCTCGATTGAATACGCGCCCAAATATTTTGGGTTTGTTAGCTTCTTCCAGTGTGTGTGTGCCATACCTTTTTTCACCTTCCTTATAATTCTGTTACGAGTAGTTCGCTATCGTTAGTTGTGCGAGTTGCGATAAACTGTAAGCCTTTTTCCTTGCATTTCGCGTAAAGCTTTTGACGACTTTCGTCGTCTAGCTTTTCTGCTCCATCAATCAAAATGATTTGTAAGTGAGACGGATTGTTAATGGCGATGTCTACGCATAATTCAAGTAATTCCCCGTCGGAACGGTTTGAAATCGGTAAACCGTTAATAAGTGGAATACCGTCTTTCACGGTTAAGCCTTCAACCGGTAGTGTAGCGCTTTCGAGTATCATTCCCGGTAATTCTCGTGCTAGTTCGATTTTCTCTGTGTATTCCTCACTTTGTTCCTTTAACTTCTCAATTTCGTCTTGCATTGTTAGCATTCTGCTGTACTCGTTTAAGTGTTTCATCATTGCTTCGGCTGTATTAATTTCGGTTGTTAATTCATCAGTTGATACCATTTCCATTGACGCGTATTTATTTGCAACGTCAACGTCAGCGTCTAACTTTGCCTTAGCTGTCTCATAGTTAGCGTTAGCTAAATTAACTTTGTCTTGTAATCTGTCGTCAATGCTTCCTAGCTTATCTTTACAAGCTGAAATTTCTGCTTGTAGTCTTGCGATAGTCGAGTTCAAGTTATCTTTTTCGACATTTATCGCGCGTTCAGCACTCGCAATTTCAACTTCTCGATTTGCTTCAATTCCGCGCAATTTGTTGTTGTAGCCTTCGCGAAATGCTCGAGCGCGTTCAATTTTGTTGTTGTTGTCGCGAATTCTCATAAGTTCGGCGTATTTGGCGGATAAGTCGTAATTCTTCCACTTGTCTGCCTGATAGCCTTCCGGTATATCCTTCGCAATATCTTCGACGAACGCCCTTTTATTGCGAATTTCCCTGTTTAAATCTTGCCTAGACTGAAAATAAACACCGTTTTCCGCCTGAATATCGTTAAGAATTTGAAGAATATTCTGTTCATAATTGACGCCTTGCGGAATTTCGCCGAACTGTTTCTTAATCCAGTTCATATCCCATTCAAAATTGATTAAGTCTAAAATCGCGCGGTTTTGCTCATTCTTAGACATCTGTGTAAACTCGACGGGATTTAGCTGTAGCGGTGTTACGATTGACTTCAAGAAGCTTTCGGGACGTGTTACGCGTTCGCCGTTGTTGCTAACATTTATCGCGTTAGCCTTGTTAGTTCTTGCCTTTCGGTCAATTCGCAAGCCTGTATCAGTTTCAACGATAATTTCGCCTTCCTTTTCGCCTTCTTTAACAACCCACGTGCGCTCTGAATTGTTCGTTAGCGCAAATCGGATTGCGTCAAGAGCGGACGTCTTTCCCGTGCCTTTTTTGCCAGTAATTTCGACACTCTGTCCGTCAAGTGTCTTTTCACTGATTCCATACAAATTCTTAATACTGATTTTTACTGTTTTCATTCTGTACTCCTTCTTGACTTATCACCGTTAATTGTGTATAATAGTGATAAACCTTTTTTATTATTAATTTTGAAAAGCCGTTGAGAAGTTTTCCGACTTCTCAGCGGTTTTTCCTTTTCACGCTCAAAGTTTTGCGGTTGCTAAACGGATAAGGCTCGTCAACAACCTTTTTGTCACACTTGTCAGCGGGGCAACCTCTAGATTTCCCCGTTATCAGCATATAGTGACAAAACTTAATGCCACCGCCTGACTTTGTGTCGTTACCGTCTTTGTGATAAATGCAACCTTTGCAACTTTTTCTATTCATCACTAAAAGCCCCTTCGTCGCTTAATAATTGAAGCGCGTCGCGATATGCTTCTTTTACCATATCTTGTATATCCTTAGCGTTAAAACACTTATGTAAGCTTACGAACAAACTAGTCAACATTACAGTTAAATCTGCTTGTGAACCTAAAAAGCTAGCGTATGAATTTGCTTCTTTTTTGTTGCTCTGAATGCCTGTAACAAATAAACGCATATCAATCCCATTTGTTTCAGCAAGCTTAAATACTTCATAGTGGAAAGCTCTCTGCTGTTCAATAAGTTTTTCATTTCTCTGCATAAATACCCGCCCTTTCAAACTGTTTATAAAAATCGTCCGCATAGCACCAATACTCATAGTCACTAAGTTCTATTGCTGTTTCTCTGTCATTTTCGTTACAATTTAGCGCTTGATACTTCATAGACCATTTTAATTCTGTGATACTTTTGCAAACTCCACAACCTTCAATCACGTAGTTAAGTAAGATAACGTAACAATCGCGGTTTGGCTTGCGTTCAGTAGTTTTGTACCACTTAACTTTATTAATCTGTTTCACTGATTAATTCCCCTTTCAATTCAATTTTGATTTCCTCGACTTCTGCGCCGATATTTTCTTCGAAACGTCTCTTTATTCGCTGTGATTTAGTGATACAGACGTTTTTTAAATCGTCGTGAAATTCGTTAAGGAAATCACGAACGGCGTATGGTAAGCCGTACACGGTTAATAAATACACAATCGGTATAAGATAGATACCGCCGTTTTTTGTGTTAAAATTCACGCCTAAAGCTTGACCGATTACGACTGTCGCAAATATCGTTATAGCAAGTCCGATAAGCTTAACTTTATTCTTCATTTTTCAACTCCTTCAAAAGTCTTTCGCGTGCGTCCTGATTATCTTTAACCATTCCGACTAAGTGCGCTTGTTCGTTCAATCTGTTCTGCGTTTCCTTGATTGATTTAAGCCATTCATTACGTAGCCATACAGCTTCACGCTGTTTTGTGATAAAGGCTGTTAATAAGCAAGCAACCGCCAAAACTAAACAAACAATAACGATTGTTGTTAAGTGTTCCACGTCGTTTCACCTCTTTTCTTTCTGCTGTTCGCGTCTTAAAAATGCTTGAAGCACCACACGCGCGAACGGCTCGACTTGTTCCGATTTTTCCCGATTTGGAGCGGTTCGGAGCGGTTCAGACTTCCCAAAACTTCCGTCCGCGTTGCGCTTAATAATAACCGCGTCCCCCATTATTTAGCCCCCTTTTCTTCGCTTTTCTCTTTAGCTTTCTTGCTTGCTAATCCAATAACAACTCCGTTAATAAAAGCTTGGTCGTTGCTGTCCATCTTCTTAATTAACTCCGCAAGTGTTAAAGCCTTAATTTCGTTAGTGTTAGTCATTTAATCACATCCTTTTTGTTGTGTTTGTAATACTTTTTTGTCGTTCTCTTTCGTATCACTAATCTTATTATACCATATAATGTAGGATTGTCAACACAAAATTTAATATTTTTTATTCTTTTTTTGTATTGACAACCCGACAACAAAATAGTATAATATAATTAACCTAATGATAAAGGGGGTGAAACAATGACGGACGCGGAAATTATCTATTCCATTCGTAAAGCGTTGAACCTGAGCCGGGCGAAATTCGGCGAGAAAATCGGCGTCAGCGAAAGCGTAATTAAAAATATCGAGTTACGTGGGAACAAGGTAAAACCGTTGATGGCGGATTTAATTTGTAAAATTTACAACGTAAATCAAGCCTATATCGAGACGGGCGAAGGTGATATGTTTACTGTATCGGATGATTTCATACTTGACGAAGTAAAAGAAATCTATAATTTAACCGACCAACAGTTACAAATTATTAAAAACTTCCTCGAACTCGACGACGACGGAAAAGAAATGGTGATTGAAACCGCGAAATCTTTAGCTAAGGATTTATAAGACAAAAAGAAGGGTGTAGCAAAACGCTACACCCTTTGTTTTTTTTGCAATTCATAAAAACAATGCAAATTTACGAATTGATAATATAAAAAAAGCGAGTAACTTAAATGTTGCCCGCTTTACTTATTAGTATGAAGCTACTGTATCGTAACTATTACAAAATACCTCGCCTTGTTCCCAATTACAAATACGCGCCCTTTTTCTGTCGCTTGTTCTTTCGTTGCTTCTTCCCTCGTGTTGAATAGTAACAAATGTTACTGTTTTCGCTGTTCTTTTAATGATTTCATAAGCAACGCCCGCGCCTGAAATATCTTTGTATCTTTTTCCAACTTCAAATTTCATTTTGAAAACCTCTTTTATTATTAATATTTGTAAATATTTCCTTTTCCTTACAATTATATTATACGCTTTTACACGTAGTTTGTCAAGGCTTTTCTCAAATTTTTTTATAATTTTTACTTCTTTTTTTGGCTTCTGCTGTACCAATAACAAATATGTCTGTATATTTTCAATAACAATTTTTCATCCTCGATTTTATCCAACATAATTTTAATTAATTCTTTTGTACTCATCAAAATCACCTCTATTATATAATAGAACATATGTTCTAATTAGTCAATACCTTATTGTTATTTTGCCCCGTTTTGGCTGTAAAAAACGTAAAAAAGCATAAAAAAATAGCTAGTCTAACGACTAGCTATTAACGCGAAGGTTTTAAGCACTGCGGACGATATTAAATAACCGCCAGACGGTGCGACTACCTTTGGCTTTGGCTGAGCTGGCGGGATTCGAACCCACGGGATGACGGAGTCAAAGTCCGTTGCCTTACCGCTTGGCGACAGCTCATTATCATTATAAAAAATAAAAACCGTATTTAGTAATTCAAATACGGTTTTTATATGGTGACCCATCGGAGATTCGAACTCCGGACACCTTGATTAAAAGTCAAGTGCTCT